GGGTGGGGTGGAGTTTTACCTCCGGGTTCGTTTATAAACGATCGGCTTCAACTAACCGCGGTGCCTGTTCCTGCGCTCTGATGGGGGTTAACCCATTCAGTTGCAAGGTTCACGCAAGTAGTACTCCGCGGTGTACTCCCAGTTGAAGTCTCGGCCATATAGGCCGGCCGTGGGCGTCCAGTTCCAAGAGGAACTGTAACGTCGGCGGACTTTAGCTCGGTTACCTTCAGATTCACGAAGGGCAACCCGGCCGTCCCTGATAAAACCTCCAAGCAAAGCCAAAAGCAACCCGTCTCCGTTATATTGGAAGCCGGAAAGCTTACAGGCTTGCTTGTCATCAGGAGGAACAACAACAGACTTGGTGACAGCGACCGATGCAAAATAACGTATCGGTGGCGCGCTGTTGTATGGTCCGGGCGACTCCAGAGGTTTTCCAACGCCTCTACGCCTGTTAGGCCTACTAGCTCTCTCTTTAAGTAACGTGCTTCGCACCTTAGTCGGAGTGTCTCCTCGTGAGAGAAGATTCTCCTCAAAAGCACTTCTCGTATCCAGAAAGAGCTCCAATGGAACCTTAATTCCTTCGGCATCACCGTCACTATAGGGTATAAACCATCTCCGATTTCTGGGGATGGAACTATAGAGCTGCGTGACAACCTTAGGTAACAAGATACCAGTTCGGCTTGACCATCTGATGATGCGGTTAACTGCTGAGTAAACGTGAGACACATTTGTGAGCTCCTTTATGTAGATGCCACGAACATCGTGGCCCTTCCAGTAGTCGCCCCCGCATGATTCCCGAAAATGCCCTGTATTAAACGATTTGCTGTCGTTCACGGTAAATCCACACATCTCAAGGCATCCGACGACGAATCCGTACGCTTCCTTGCGCACGATTATGTCATCACCGAATACACCGAAGTTTTGTGGGCCGTCACGTCCAAGCCCTGGTTTTATTCCCAGAACTCGGTAGCAGGACATTACAAGAGACGCGAAGATCATAGTCTGCAGGGGAAACGTAAAACCATTCCCCATCGATGAGATCATCTCGAGTTTAACCACACTGCCATCTGGGAAGATGGTATGCGGCGACCTCGCCAACTCGAACCACCGGTAAGCATAAGCCGGCAGCAAGAACTTGACTAATCCAGTCGAGATACTGTCTGATGCAGAGGACAGATCAATGGTACCAAAGATACCAAATTCTGAACCCATCTGCGCCATCTTTCTATTAAGTACAGGCTGTCGACTTAAATCGATTCTCGTCTTTCGACGCAGCTCTGACTCCAAGAAAGAACCTAGCCCCTTCTGGAACAGCATATTCAGAGTAGGTTCGGTACAGATACTCCGCGAAATTTCTCGCGTTTTTGGGACAAATGACAAACGGCTTCCTACCACTGTTGAATTCCCGCATGTAGCTGTGCGTTTAAGCTCAGCTGCTAACCATGTGGGGTTGTTTACGACAGCACTCCGATATTCGGAGTAAAGACGATCGTTTGTACGAGATAAAGGACTATTAAACACTTTTGTATAAAAATCATACTCAGCGCAGTCCAAACTCGCACCAGGCCCTAGCCCACGCCAGCAAAAATTCTTGCTAGGTCAAGCTTTAGGTCTGGACCACTAAAGAATACGTCATCGAAGAAACTTTTCATCTCTCCGAGGACTAGATCGTGGTAAAGATGAGTCGGGCTAAGACAAAAATCCCCGCAAAGCTTGTTGCAAGCAACAAACTTGTCGAGGCAACGTCTATCACCCTCCACGTTCTCACCGTCTGGCTCAAGCTTTTTAAAGAAACTCGAAGCGAGACTGACCCTTCTAGCGGTGCTAACGTCCATGTCACTAGTAAGTGGCATGACATCAGCTTTAACATCATCAAGCAGGCTTTGGTGCAGACCAGCAATATCATGCATAGACTGACTCCAGTTATGAGGATTACAAGTACATCTCTCATTGCCACCTCTTCTAAGAGGGCTGTGCGCTTTTACGTCTCAGGGTTTAAATCGTTCCTGAAACAACGGAGTTCCCGAGTTCGGCAGATAACTGCCACAAGACTCCGATATGCAGGCTAAGAGCTGCCCGCAGCGCAACAGCATCGGCAACATCTGCCCCCGCCGGTATATCGATCAGACTTCTGATCACCGACGTTTTGGCAGGTTGCCCGGCCAGTGGAACGGCACCTTTTCCGGTGACGATCTTAAACTGGTTCATTGGCACATTAGTCAGTAAACCCGTCACCGGATGTGGTTTGCCTAAGGCTTGAAACACCTTTGGCTTCCACACTGATGTAAAGAACGGGACCGACGCCGAATGTAGCGCCGGCGTGTTACCTGCACCGCCTACTGCCGACACGTACCACTGTTTAGCATTGTTGTCCGGGTTGGAATCGGCCAACACTGTGTACACGGGGGATGTGAAGCCAGTCTGTGCCCCACCCGTTACGGGTGAAGAAATAGATAAAGCCATGGATTTCTCCGGTTATGTTAAGGATTAACGGCCAACTTAGGCCCTCTCTACTATAGAAAGGAGTTGTTCCGCATACGCCCCTGTGCGGCGAGCAAGGCTACCATATTACCGACAGGTGCCGGTTTAGGTAGCGAGAAGGTCAACGATGGATAATCGAGACCCGCTCTACGCTTTACAGAAGAGACTTCAGATTCATAAAAGCCGCCATCAGTCTGCAGCGGCATTACCCACCTGTCTGTCCAGTTCGAAAGGCAAGCTGGCAGATTCAACCTAACGTCTACATGACGTAGACGCATAGTCTTCTCTGTTTTGCTCACCCATGTCACTCTCGAGACATCGGTGGTGTACGCTGACAGAACTTCGCCGACATTAGTTACATAGTCGGTCAAGAACGACCATGGGAGACATTCCCAAACCGTTGGTAAAAATTCCCCCCAATTAAAACCGAGGAGTTCCAACAATCTGTCCGTCGTACCCGCTGGCGTGTTCAAGGATGCATTTAGGCCAACCTTGTAAGAGACGCGTACGTCACTACTATCCACTATCGAATAATCATATGATAGTGGAGAAGAAGCAATGACGCCGTTTTGCCTAAGATTGATTACACTGTCCACACCTACTGCACTTACCCTCGAATGACGTTTTTCCATTTGAAGGCGTGCTAAGGCGATGGCCCCATTCTTAACATCTGAAATAAGCGGGATCCATCCAAAGGAGGTTTCAATGTAAGTATCCGCAATCATCGCATTAACTTCGCTGAGACGAGCCTTTTTTCCGTCGATTGGCTGCCAGTTCCCGAACCTATCCTTATAGGCACGGGTTGACCTTGGCCTTGAGACGATGGATTTCGTGTTTTTCTCGACACGCTCCATATACTTGCCCCAGCTTTTCATCAATGCAACATTCGGACGCCTGACCATCTGCAGTGACTCTCTGAGCTCACCTAGAAAAGTAGGACCAGAAATCTGGTACTGCTCGTTTCGGATTGCTTTGAAGATTGCTGCACTGGCGCGTTGATTTGCCGCGTTGGAAGAAGCAGTATTAGCGTTTGTAGGCAGTCCCGTCTCATAATCATAAAACGGGTTACTGTCACGTACGATGAACTGCCCTTTATGGTCCAGTGTCTTGACGAGCGCCGAAATAGGCCGCAAGTTTCCGACTCTGTACTCGATCTTAGACGCATCCATAGAATTCACCACGCCGTTACCTTTAGCGATTTCAACCTTCCACGAATGATTGTCAGTGCCGGTCCTAAAAAAACTTCAGGAACGCCACGACTCATCGTGATAGGGGCTTTTGGCCCTGTTTGGTCGTCACCGATTACGGTACGGACTTGATATTTAATCAAGGTGTAGTTCTTGGTTGTCATAGGATCTCCAGAGCGTAATCCCGTTTCTCGCAAAATTTGGACACACCACTTTGTAGTGTAATGCCCGCTAGATGCTTAGTGGGACGCAGGGTTTATGAAGCCCTAAAGAGGACCCCCGGAAGGGGTC